AGGGGCACGACATCATCCCAGTTGTCGTACATCTCGTAGCCAGCCACGGCCAACGCGGCGATCGCCATCGCCACCAGGCCGACGGGCGTGAGAAGCGCGCTGACCACCCCGGCGATCAATTCGAACCCAGCGATGATGGCTGGAGCAGCGAAGCCGATCGCGCCGAGCGCCGCCATCGTCACGAGCAATCCGCCGCCGAAGGCAATCACGCCGTTACCCAGGCCGGGCAGCTTCTTGTCGAGCCAGTCCATTGCGTGGATCACGCCCAGCAGACCCTTGTTGATCAGGTGCAGCACCGGCTCGAAGCCGAAGCCCAGGCGATCGACAAGCTGCGTCGTCTCCTCGTGGAACAGCTTCATCTGGCTGTTCACGTCGCGCATCGCCTCGCGGAAATCCTTATCGATCATGTCGGTGGTGACGTCGTGCGCGACCTCCTTCAGGTGCTTGTATTCCTCCAGGTTGTGCAGCATCGCCGATGCGAATGTCGCGGCCTCAGCCGACCGGAACAGGTGGTTCAAAATTTCGGTGTCGCTCTGCGCCCGCTTGTTCGGATCGGTGATGTGAAGGCGCTTTGCTTCGCTGTCCTGGATCGTTTTAATCAGGGAGAGGGTCGCCTCCATCGGGCTGATCCCCTTGCCTGCCGCATCCATCAGGACACCGCCCAGGTCGACTTTACGTCCACCGATCGAGTATTTGCCGAACGTGTTGTCGTCACGCGCCTGCTGGATCTGGCGCAGGAACTGTTCCAGGTTCGTCGCGGCCATAGCGGGCTGTGCCGGATCGACCACCTTCATGCTGATCTGCATCGCCGCGCCGAGTTCTTCCAGCGATCCCATGCCGGTCATGTGGCTCATCTGCGCCGCCGCCGCGATGCCGGGCATCGACTTCGCCTGATCGGCGAACAGGAAGTGACCGTGCTTGCCCAGCAGAGCCAACATCCCCAGCGCGCGCTCCATGTCCCCGGCGCCGATGCCCATCGAATAATTCAGGCCGAAGGCGGTCTTCGCCGCGTCGCCAACCTGCGTGTTGTAGGCGGTGGCGATCTTCGCGCTCAGCGGTGTCAGCTTCTCGACCAGTTGCGTGCTCATGCCGGTCAGGGCCATCCAGAAACCCGCCTCGGCGATTTCGTGGCTGCTCTGTGCGGTGTTGAGCGCGGTGCCGGTGTAGAGCGCGCGCTGCGCCGCCATCATCCGGTCTGCGTCCGGCCCATATTGGTGGGCGGTGATCGCGCTATGGCGCAGCGTGTTGCTAAGTTGGGCAGCGGATTCCAGCGGCGCATAGACCGAATATCCAGCGACGGCGCTCTGTATTGCGCCGATGTTGCTGCTCTTGCCGAAGGTCTTCTTGCCCCATTTCTGCATCGACTCCCACGCGCGATCTGCGGTCGTGGACATCGTTTTCAGGCTGGACGTGAGGTTTCGCACCTCCTGGGTCACCGCCTTCAGGAAGTCGCCGCCGCGCTCCAGCTTGCCCAGGGTCAACTGCTCGCCCTTGCCACGCAGCTCGTCGAATGCCTTCTTGATGTTCGCCAGCCCGGCCGACAGCTTGTCGTCCAGCGTCAGCGTGAAGGCCGCTTTCATGCTGGTGCTCATCGCTGCGCTGCCTTCACCTTCTTCAGATATTCCGACATGCTGGCGAGCCAGAAGCCCATCTCGCGCAGCGTCAGGCTATCCAGTTCGGCCTTCGTGAAGCTGAAGTGACCGCCGATCGCGCCCAGGCTTACCTGGAACTCCGCCGGCCACTCCCGCACAAAAAAAGGATCACCTGGTTGACCGCCATCGCGTCGGCGCCATCCATCGCGTCCACCAGGAACTTTGCCGACTTCGGCGTGATGCCGGTGGCCAGCGCCACACCCCAGTCCAGCAGGTTGGGCGCGTCGGCCGCCTGGCGGCGCTGCGCGGCGGTCAGACGCTTGAATAGCACCTCGGTATGCGCGGTGCCTTCCTCGTCCACCGTCGGCCGCCACAGCGGCAGCGTGACGCCGTCTCGCGTCTCCGTGGCGTGTTCCGGCAGGCCCATCTTCATGCCGCCGAGAAGCTCGCCCACCACCTCGTTGGCGGCACTGTCGTCGCGCGCGTCCATGATCTGGGCCAACAGGTGCAGCTTGGCCGCGCCGAGGCCCGAGGCCAGCGCCAGCGCCGTCGCGGTCGGGTTCTTGGCGCCGATCATCTTGCGCACGTCCGCACCGGTCAGGCGGCGCAGCGTCAGGCTGTCGACCGGTTCCTCGCGCACCACCTGGTCGGACCCCGGCTGGCGGTATTTCAGCACCTTCGGATAGTCCAGCATGATCGTCACGCTGCCGTCGGCGTTCAGCGTGGCGTTCGGCGGCAGGTCCATCGCCGGGCCGTCGCTCAGCACCGGAACCGAGATGTCCGGCGCGATGTCGCCGATACGGATTTGGTCTTTCATGGCTCAGGTCTCCAACGGCGTGCCGCCGCCAAAGGTGATTTCCATCTCGCTGCTGTCGCCAGTGGTGATCGGGATGGTGCCGGAGATGAAGGCGTTCTCCCAGGTGAAGGTCTGGCCGCTGTCGCACTGCACCTGCAGCTCGCCGGCGACGCCGCGCGCATAGGTGCCGGTGATCGACACGCCCGACTTCACGGCGACCTTCAGCTTGACCTCGGACGCCTCCATCGCGTTGGAGAAATCCACGTTGGTGCCGACCACCTGCGGCTTGGAGGATACGCCGCCCAGCGTGAAGCTGGACCCCGGCTTCACCGGAACCTCGTTCCCCAGCCAGAATGCCTTGATAATACCGAGCAACATGGTGGCTTACTCCCCGCCGACGTTGAAGCTGAGCACACCGGCATTGACGATCAGGTTGCCGATGCGGGTGTAGAATAGCTGGCTGTCCAGCCGGTTCGGATCGTTGGCGTCGACCATGAATACCGAGCGGTTCGCCTGGTTCACCTCGTCCACGACCCAGCCATTGGCGGCATAGATCATCATCCGCGCCGCCCAGCTTCCCTTCGCGCGGCGCGGCGTGACGACGTTGGTGTTCTTCGTCGCCGCCAGGCTGCCGTCGTTCGCCAGTTTCGGGTTCGGATAGGTCAGCTTGAAATAGTTCCGCCAATCGTAGCGGATGGCGCTGGCGACGGCGGCGATCATGATGTCGCCGGTCCAGCCCGGATCGGCGATGCCCTGCGCGTTGGTCAGATAGGTGGACATGTAGCGCTTCAGCGACATCGTGCCGTTGTGCGCGACGTTGAAGACGCTGCACCCGCCGGCCAGCAGCATCTCCTGCTGCGCGTCGTTCGGCACGTTCGACGGCACCGGACCCAGCACGCCGGGCAGCGCGATCTCATTGAGCTGGAGCGACGGGTCGTTGATCAGCGCCTGCGAGACCGCGCCCATGACGGAGCCGACAATCTCCCAGGGTGGCGACTGCGGTGCGGTCAGCGGCGACGCATAGATGAAGCGCGCGTTCGCGGCGGCGGCCTTGGTCAGCTGCTGGCCTTGCGTGCCGGTGAACGGCACGTGGCCGCGCATGTCCAGCATCACCATGCCGTTGAAGCGGCGCTCGCATTCGGCCGCCAGCTCGGCGATGTTGGTGGTGTCCTGCCAGGCGATACCGATGTCGGTGTACCAACGCGTCGGCACCAGGGCCAACGCCGGGGTGATATCGGGATTGGTGGCGCCCGTCGCCGTCGAAGCGACGGTGATCGTCAGGCCGGCCGGCATCACATCCCCGTCGGCCGGGTTCAGCACGAACTGGATGTCGTTGCCGGCGACGCCGGCGTTCTTTGCGGTTGCGGTGACGACGGAGCCACTGACGGTGGCGACCACCGGCAGCGTCGGCAGTGCGTTCATCGCCGCCGCCCATTCGGTGGCGCTGACCGACGTCGTGTCGCCGGCGATGGTGCCGATCTGGACGCGCTGCCCGGCGATGTTCATCGCCGGCGTGCCGGCGCCGGTGGCGCCCCCGGCGAAAGTCATCGACCATGCCGCCTTGGTCGAACCCGAGGCGTCGGCGACGCAGATGATGTCCAGCGGCACGGTCTGGTTGGCCGCCAGGTGCGCGGCGACCATGCCGTCCATGATGCTGCCCGCGCCGCCCAGCGCGCGCGCGGCGGTCGCGGTGGTGATGTTCGGATAGACGGTCAGCGGCGTCGCGGTGCCGGTGGTCGTCATCTGGGCGATG